GATTACATCGAGATGTTCTACAACGTAAAACGCCGCCATGGTTTCAACAATCAGCTGTCACCGGTAGAGTTTGAAAAGCGTTACGCAATGAGCTTGCAAGGTGTCTAGAGAATCCGGGGCGATTCAGGTACTGGTGGAATATATTGCTCGGCGGCGCAATCGGCATGCTTATCGTTGATCCACTCACCGGCGCAATGTACACGCTTCCAGAAGATGTTGTGGGAACGCTCAAGCCAATCGCAGCAAGCGCGCCATCCCCCTTGGAGCGGCCAGCCCAGGCTCAGCAATAGTCCACAAAAAGCCCGCTCAGTGGCGGGCTACGGTTTCAGGTCGGGGAGGGCGCGGGGTTACTCCATTGCCCTTGTGAGGCGCTGGATTGTCAGGCATTTCCGTGCAGGAAGACTACTCCGCCCAGGGATCAAAGCTCTCTTCAAAGGCCTTTCTGGCGGCCTGAATATCAAACGGAGCCGAGATGTGACCGCCCTTGCCGTCACCAAGGCAGATTCCATCTTCAGCCATGGCATCAATGAAGCCTGCCGCCCTATCGACCCCGACGTTCATCCGGCGAGCCAGTTCAGCGGTTGACCAAATTCCCTCTGATAGCGCAATTACGACAGCCATGGGATACATAGGATCAGTCTCGATACTGAGCGGGCTTAGGTGGCACCGAATCCGATTCGCAAGCTCGCATTCATTCAGTAGTGCTTGTACGGTATTCGTTTCCAAGGGGGCGGAGGCATCCCAAATAAGTACGAAATATCCAGTGACCTCCGTCTTGGCGATTATGTCGTCCGTCCACATCTGAAAAAGCAGGCGATTACTTTCTTCAGGCTCTATTCCGAACTTGTCGCAGAGCATTTGTGATGAAATCAGGTTCTCCTTTATGGTCAGCCAGACGGCCTCGATGTAGTTCTGGTTGCTTGCAACACTGAGTGGTGGAAGAAGCGCCAGAAGGGCGAGGGTATGGGGCTCGGCTGTCGGATTGATTTCATGGTGGGCGGGTATTTGTTTGCTTACCGACAGCCCAGTACCAGGGATGCCGGCAGTGATCTTGACTCCTTTCTTCCCTGCGTTAACGCTAAGTCCAGGCGGCCCGAATGAAAAGCTAAACCCGGACTTGCTGATATTTAGCCAAACCCACGGCAGTATCTGAATTCGCTTCTGAAATCGCATACCCATTGCTCTATCCCTAAGCCTGATTGATTACCGGGCGTACATGCCCCACCAGAATACGTGACCAAGAATACTGATCTGCTGATCCTGCATTTCTTGGAAGCTGTAATCCTCGTCCGGGTATTCGTCGCGGTTGAAGCTTCGAAGCCTGATCCCGGTCGGAAGCCTGAAAACCTGCTTAACGCGGAGCTGGCCGTTGTGATTAATGGCATAGAGATCGCCGCCAATGATGTCGCCGAGGCTCGTTTTGCCGAGGTCTACGCCGACGGTGGCGCCGTCGCGCAACACTGGAATCATGCTGTTGCCGCGAACCGTAACGCATTTAGCCTGATCAAACTGAACGCTGTTATCGCGAAGGTTTTTCTTGCGAAAGCGAAGGCTCTCGCCCTCATCCTCCTGAATTACAAATCTTCCAGATCCGGCATCGAGCTCCACCTCGCGGAGGAATGGCACCTCTACTTCATCATCGCCTAGAGGGGTCTTTTCGTCCCACGCATCTATGCGCCGAAGAGGGCTTGCGTTGGATTCTGGCGCTCTGGATATCTTCGCCGCTTCCGATTGCGGCGTATCCAGCCAGCCAGGCGGCAATCCCTGCGCATCTTCGATCTTTCTCGCCAAGGCGTGCCCGAGGTTTCTCTTCGGGTTTGGCGAGACGATCAGGCTAATAACTGAAGGCGCGGTTCCGCACGCCACGGCGAACTCGGCTTGCGTTGGGTATCGAGCGGCTAGGGCTCGGAGGTTTTCTCTGCGAATGCTGTTGGTATCCATCCATAGATGATCGCCCCTTTTATCTAATTGATAAATAATCTCCGTGATCAATTGTCGCTTGCCTTGAAATTATCAATGAGATAAATTTGATTTATCTCCAAACAAGGTAATGAAGATGAAAACCCCCATTCCCGATATGCAGGCATGGCTCACCCATGCCCGCGCTGATGAGCGCCAACGGGTTGCCGACGAGTCGGGAATTTCCGTGGGCTACCTCTGGCTGATTGCTGGCGGCCATCGCAAACCATCAGAAGGCGTGGCAACGAAGATCCATAAGGCAACTGGTGGCCAGGTATCTGCCTTTTCGTTTTTCCCGCAGCTCGCGGCAATTGCTGCCGAAACCGCCGCCTGACATCCCTGTCCGCCGTTCCATTGAGCAAATGATCGCCTCTGCACCAGCAGGGCGCCACGTAAAGAATTTCGAGGTTTTAGGTATGCAGGATTTTCTGAGGGCTTGCGACACCTCTGTCGAAGAGGCGAACACCAAGAATCTCGCGACGCTGATGAGCATGCCGCCGGTGAGCTTGCTCCAGCGCGCCAACGCGAACTACGACGGCGCCTGGTTCAACGTGAAGCACCTGTACTCCTTGCTGCTGCATACCGAGGACATGCGGCCACTGGCTGCGCTGGCTGGCGAGTTCGGCTATTCGATCGTGAAGACTGACCAGCCTAAGGCTATCGACATTCATGACGCACTGGGGCGCGCAACGCTGGAGTTCGCCGAGGTCACTGTCGAGACGCATGCGGCGATGGCTGATGGCCGAGTAGACCAGGTTGAGCGCGCCCGAATTCTGCGCGAGATCGACCATGCCGAGAGCGCTTTGGCACAACTGAAAGCCTCGGTGAAGGTCGCTTGATGAAAGCTGAACTGAAACTTCAACTAAATGCTGAACCGGGCCTTTCTGAGCTTGAGGGGCTATTTGCCGCCCTTGAACAGATTCTCTCCGATGCTCCGCACCTTCGCTTGAAGGTCCTCGATCTGCTTTTCACCCTCAGCGACGGCAGCCTCAAACCCGGCTTTGTCGAGCTGGTGGCTATTCCCGCATTCGGGACAGATGGTCAGTCGGTCATTGAGCTTCAGGTCTCCGACCGATTGAGGGAATTGGTGTGCGCACTCGCCGCAGGTGATGTTGAAGTTTTGGGTATCGATTAATGACATGTCCGGCCTCCTGGCCTTCGTTTGTGGAAATTCGAAATTACCACGGATGCGCCGGACACCTATAACGCCTGAATTTCAGGCACAAAAAAACCGGGTTCACGGCCCGGTTCATTGCTACATCGCGAGGCAATCATGAATACACAATCGATTCCCGTCAATACCCCCAACATTCCCGCGCCACGTTTTTCGCAATCTGAAAACGTGGCGCGCAATTCCTCAGTGATTCCGTTTGACTTCGACGGCGCCGCCATCCGGGTCATTACCGACAAGCTCGGTGATCCGTGGTTTGTTGCCCGCGATGTCGCTGACGCCCTCGGCTACTCCAAACCGGAGAATGCCGTGGCCCGCCACTGCAAGGCCGCGACCACTACCCCGAAACAGGGTGGTGGTTTCATGACCATCATTCCTGAGCGCGATCTGTACCGGCTGGTGATGAAGTCCAAGCTGCCGGCCGCCGAGAAGTTTGAAGAGTGGGTGGTGGGCCAGGTCCTGCCGAGCATTCGCAAGACCGGCACCTTTTCTGCTCAAGGCCCGAACAACTCCAAAATCGTCGGTGAGCTGGCCATCCTGGAATGCTTCGACCGTCTGCTGAAGCCTGCGAACTCCAGCAAGATGATGATGCTGGCCAAGATCGCCGCCAACAACGGCCTGGACGCCAAATTCCTCCCAGGCTACGCCGTGGACGCTGCCCCTGACGCCGCTGGCGGGTCTTCGATGCCAACCAAGGCAATCACCGCCCTGATCAAAGATAACGCCATCGCCAGCACGGCCCGCGCCTTCAACCTTTCACTGGAGGCCCACGGCTTCCTCAAGGTTGTCCGGCGCAAAAATTCCAAGCAGGAAATGGTGGACTTCTGGTCCTTGACCGAGAAGGGCATGGCCTACGGCAAGAACCTCACCAGCCCTCAATGCCCCCGCGAGACGCAACCTCATTGGTACGTGGATCGCTTCCTTGAATTGGCCGCTAAGGTCGGGATGGCCTGACATGCAATACACCGTCACGATTAACCAGGTGAAGGCGCTGGAGTGGGGGCTGAATTCTCAGCAGGCCCTGCTGTTCGCCTTCGTCTACGGCTGCCTTTGAGGCCGTAGCTGCTGAGTGCTTCGTCACCATCGAGTCAACGGCAGAGGGCCGGGCCGGGTATTTCTTCGATTACAGCCAATCGGCTGAGAGGCAGCAGCTTTCCGGTGTACCGCTGGGCCTGCTCGACTGGAAGTTCTTTTTCTTCAGCTGGTGGAACAACAAGGCCTACAGCCTTGACGCGACCGACGTGGTCATCCCGCAGCGCCTGACCGATTACTTCAACGAGCTCCACGCCAAGCACGGGATCGTCACGAACGACGGCCAGCGCGCCTGGTACGCAGCTAAGGAGAAGACGCTCGGCGACGACATGAAGCGGGAATAACCACCCATGGCACTGATCACGGACATCCAGAAACTGGAGCCCGGCGCCGAGATTCGCCTGTTCGAAATTGACGGGACGGAGTACGGCGCGGATTTCCTGCGTTTCCACGGGCATGCAATTCCGCATACGCCTGAGGAGCTGCTGGCTTACGAGCACTCGGAACAGGACCTGCCCGCCAAGTCGATTTGGTGGCAGGGCGCCGAGTACGCAGCCTGGCCCGTGCAGATCGAGGGCATTGCCTCGGGCAGTGACGGCACGGCAACCAGGCCTACGTTCGCCGCCGGCAACATCAACGGTCGCGTCACAGCGTTGTGCCTGGCCTTCGAGGACATGCTCAAGTTCAAGCTGACGGTCCGCGAGACCCTGGCGCAGTACTTGGATGTTGAGAACTTCCCCGAGGGCAACCCGACCGCAGACCCAAGCCAGGAAGCGCTGGAAATCTGGTACATCGACCAGAAGACCAGCGAGGACGGCGAGGCGGTGGTCTGGGAGCTGTCTTCCCCGGGCGAGATCGATAACCACGGGCTGCCCGGCCGGCAGATGACAACGTTCTGCCACTGGGCGATGACCAATGGGTATAGGGGGCCGGATTGTGGCTACACCGGCGCGGCCATGTTCGACGACGAGGACAACCCTACGGACGACCCAGCGCTGGACCAGTGCAAGGGCTGCCTATCGTCCTGCAAGTTGCGCTTCGGCGAGAACAACGAACTGTCCTTCGGTGGATTCCCCGCCGTTTCCCTCATTGCCAGGAGCTGACCATGCGCAAGCACATCATCGCGGCCATCCAGGCGCACGCGGCGGCCCAGTATCCGAAAGAATGTTGCGGCCTGCTGCTGGCCATTGGTCGAAAGCAGAAGTACTTCCCATGCCGAAACATCGCCACGGAACCGAGCGAAGAGTTCCGGCTCGATCCTGAGGACTACGCCGCGGCGGAGGACCTCGGCGAAGTGATCGGCATCGTTCACTCCCACCCGGACGCTACCAGCAGGCCGTCAGCGCACGACCTGGCTATGTGCGAGGCTACTGACTTGCCCTGGCACATTCTGTCGTGGCCTGAGGGGGATTGGCGCACGATCATGCCCACGGGCAGCACGCCGCTGCTCAGGCGCCCGTTCGTACACGGTGCCTGGGATTGCTGGCAGGTTTGCGCAGATTGGTATCAGCGGGAGTGTGGGATTGAGTTCGAGGCCTTCCAGCGCACCGACGGCTGGTGGGAGAGCTCGGCGAACGCAAGCCTATACGAGCAGTACTACGAGGCGGCCGGATTTGTACGCGTCGACCGGCCACAGCGCGGGGACATGATCGTTATGCGGGTTGGCCGGACGGTACACCCGAACCATGCCGGCATCTATTTGGGTGCCGATCCGGCGCTACCAGGCGAAGAGTCAGGGGTGTTCGGCCCTGGTCCGTTTCTTCTACACCACCTTTACGGCAGACCGTCCGAGACCATCGTTTACGGCGGCCCTTGGCATGACAGAACACGCCTAATCCTCAGGCACAAAGACGCAAGACAACCAACATGACGCGGCGTGGCCGTGGGAGGCGAGCATGGGCGATCTATCAGATTGGCTCGAAAGTGAGAGTCTCGCAAACCTTGCAAGATACGCAGGCCGACCTGCAGAGCATTTGCGTTGCGTAATAGTCACCGAAGCGATGAAGGATGCGGCTATGGAGTACGTCTATAGCTTGTACGACCAAAATATAACGACCTTCATGCTGGACGACATTTACAGGATCATGTCAGCTCTTCATCCGGCAGATCTGGTACGCAAAGCAGAGCTTCCTTCACCCGTGCATGTGTGTCATCAAACGATTCAAGCACCTTGTCCTTCACAAAACTAGGAACGTCAGGAGCTGATAGTGTTGCAATTGTCATCATCAAAGTGTTGACGTGAAGCAGGCCAAGCGAAATTGATTTGAGCGCTTGAATGGTGAATAGCTGTGTCCCGGTAGCGTTTCCGTGGTTCATGCTCAAGAAGTTGGTGGCTGTTGCAGACTCTTCACCTTCCGGTGATAAGCCCCAATGCCAGTGAGCAACGACGTTTCGAGCGCTTGAGAGCTTTCGGTAGTCAGCAACACATGAATCAATACGCGAAAGGAGGGCTGGGTAAATCAGTGATTCGTTCGACCTACGAAACGCAATGAGCAAATCAAGCAACGCCCCAGCTTTGAGCTTCAAGGATCGAGTAATTACAACGGACTGACTTTCTTTCAATCCGGAAATCGCTGCGAAAAGACCGTATAGCCCTTGATCGCATAAGGCATGGTTTATCACAACCTGACCAATTTCCTGCTTCATTGCATCGCTAGGGCCAGCGAGATAGCCGTACTGTTCACTCACATCGACCTCCAGGTCATAAACGCGCCGATATTGGCGCAACCCCAGTCCTTGGGCTTGCAGGCAAAGGACCGGGGAATCCCTTACGCTTTCGTTTGAGTTTTGACGATCAACTGCCACTGCACTGGAACCGCCTGGTTGGCGTGCTGGTGCCGGTTTTGAGGTGGGAATTTGTCGTCTTTGTTGGAAGTAATCTCGTCGCCGCAACCTGTGCATCGATATATGCCAGAAGCGGGTACCGTGGCTCCGATTCCGTAGGCGTTGTTCCATTCAGGAGCTCCGCCCAGAAGCGTGTTCCCGACTTTCGTAATATGCATTGCGCTTTCTGGGGTTACCTGTGCCATGTTCATTCCCTCGAATGGCCTTAAAGGAGGCATAAAGCTACTACTCCGAACCTCTGCCCAGTTACTGGCATTCCATCCACGCTGGATGGGTGCACAGGGTCTGATATGCTGACGCCCATAATTTGTGGCGGAGTCGTAACGTGACTAGATTTAGCAACGATGAGCTTAGGGAACGCTTCATTGCAGCGATGGGAAAGGATCTAGGCATTTGCTTCTGGCACCTCAACCAAAAAGTGCTGAACCTTCATCTTGTGTGGCAGCAATACACGCAGTTGTATGGCGATAGCGAAGACACTGTGAGTGTGCTGAATCGTCGCGCTGGATTCTTTTTCCGAGTTGTGCAGGGCGAGTTATGGGATAGCGTTTTGTTGGGGATATCCAGGCTTACAGATGCGGCCGAAACACGAGGAAAAGTGGTTGGGAAAAACCTCTCCGTACGAGCGCTCCCAGTACTTGTTTCGGATGCAACCTTGAGTACTCGATTGCTTGAGTTGAGTGAGGCTGCATTCCAGGCTGCTGAGTTCGCCCGAAAGCATCGAAATAAGCGTATCGCTCACCAGGACAGGGACTATCTCAATAGCGATACACATCCACTTGAGCGAATCAGTAGGCAACGAATCGACGCAATGCTCCAAGCGCTACGCGATGTTTTGAATGCTGTGAATCTTCACTTCTTCGAGTGCACTACTTTCTACGAAGACGTATCAGCGCCTGGTGATGCCGCATGGCTCGTCGAGCAACTTCGGAAAATCCGTTAGCTATTACCAGCGGGCAATGATCGACAGAAGTCAGTATGTGGAGTTTTTTTGCTTCAAACCGTCGTTGTTGCCATCCCGCTAAACCAAAGAGGGACCGATATGGATGTGGCGCTGAAATTTATCCCGGATAGGTTGACACATGGGCAGGCTTGATCACTTAAACGAACTGCTATGCGAGCATGATTGTGTTATGTCGATCAACATCAAATTCGACGATTTCAAATACGATTTGGTTTTGGTGCTTTCCGGCAATGCGTCAGATTTGGATGCGGTGACACTAATTTTTCATGATGTCAGCGCTCTTGATTTGAGCGGGTTTGGTGGTGGACTGACCCAGTTCATGCATCTTCAGGCGTCTCATGTAGATGATGGCCTCGACAGAATCCGCTATGAAATTAGAGATCAGGGTGGCGAGAGGATATCGTTTAAGTTTTTCACTTTCAGCGGGTCAAATATTTAGGGGCGATTATGCGGGTTTTGATAGCGGCGGTAGCGGTGGCGATGCTGGCGGGGTGTATGGCGCCAACCATGAACGAGGCTCGCCAATCTGGCCCGTACAAGGTTCTCACTTCCAAAAAACCGGACGCCGCGCTCGCCAAATGCGTCCAGTACGAATGGCAGAACCAGTCGATCTTCGGCGGCACGCCTGGCGCAACTCTTCAGCCTGGCCGCGATACGGGTTACACCGTGTTCACCGAGGGATCCCAGTACTTCGTTGACATCCAGCCTAAAGGCTCGGGGGCCGAAGCGAAGTATTACGTGGTGGTCGGAAACTGGATCGCGAATAAGCGATTGGCTGCGTTGCAAGGCTGCCTATAGTCAGCACCACTTCACCAAAGGCTCGCCTCGGCGGGCCTTTTTATTGTCCGGAGAAAAGTCAATGGCAGCACTCGCTATCAATTATCAGCCCATGACCACGATCTTGCTTTACGGTCAACTTCGACAGTTTGGCCGGTCCTTCCGCATGGCGGTGAATTCACCAGCAGAGGCGATCAAGGCGCTGTGTGTGCAGATCCCCGGATTTGAACGCTTCCTATCGAACGCCAAATCACGGGGGATTGAGTTTGCCGTATTCCGAGGAAAGACGAACCTGGCAGAAAAGGAGCTTGGGTTTGCGGGTGGCGGCGATATTCGAATTGCCCCGATCGTTACCGGCAGTAAGCGCGGCGGGGCGCTGCAGACCATCATCGGCGCTGTGCTGATCGTTGTCGGCCTTGTCATCACCGGTGGCACTTTCGGCGCCGGCGCACCTTTCGGTTCAGCTCTGATCATGATGGGCGGATCGATGGTGCTGGGCGGTGTTATCCAGATGCTCAGCCCCCAAGCCGGTGGCCTGAAGACAAGCGCAGCGCCCGAGAACACCCCCGGCTACGCCTTCGGCAGCGCCAAGAACACTACGGCCTCCGGCAATCCTGTCTCGCTTTGCGCAGGCCGCCGGAGATGGGGTGGCGCAATTATTAGCGCGGCTATCTATGCCGAAGATCAGCTGTAGTCTATATTCTGACGCTCTGAATAGCGCTAAGAAATGGAGTTTTTATGGCGACGTTAGGTGTGGTAATTAAACTTGATGACGAAAAAAATCTTTCAAAAATTTTTGAAGAGTTTTGTTTTCAGTATTTTGATGAGGGGTTTCTAGAGCACCACCCGTCTAAGTTTAAGTATATCGCTTTTGTTGTTGGCAATTCGATTCGAGCAGTTGCAAAAATCGATGAGATTACAATTAGCGTTGAAGAGCCGAATTTCGCAGGGTTTCGATTTTCTGAAATTGTTAAGAAGAGCTACGTTGGTAGCGTCCAAGTGCCAGGGATTAAGTGGCTTAACGAATATAACAAGCAGGATTTAGAGGGTCTTTTTACAGGGTCGGATAAGGTTTTAAAACGACCTGAGCCTCTTAAAGAATCAATAGATTTGAAGGCTGTTATTTCTCAGCTGGCGGATGCTTATGGTGTTGCGACACGAAATATACAGATAACAATAACTGGTTGAACCGTTCAAATAAAACCGCCCTCGGGCGGTTTTTTTACGTCTGGAGAAAAGCATGGGCGCAGCACGCAAGATCGATGTTTATGGCGCCAAGGGCGGTTCCGAGAAGCCTAAAACTCCAACCGAGGCACCAGACAGCCTGCGTTCCGTCGCCATTGCGAAAATGCTTATTGCTGTGGGTGAGGGCGAGTTTGAAGGTGCTCCTACCGCCAAGGACATCTTTCTCGACAATACGCCGCTGCAAGACCCTCAGGGAAACATGAACTTCCCGAACGTGAAATGGGAGTGGCGCAGCGGGGCTGTGGACCAGTCCTATATTCAGGGCATCCCATCGGTCGAGAACGAAACAACCATCAGCACCGAGCTGCGCAGCGGCACGCAGTGGGTTCGCGCTATCACCAATATCCAGCTCTCGGCTGTGCGCGTGCGCTTTGCTTGGCCTGCGCTCCAATCGGTCGACTCCGGCGGCAACATCAACGGTTACACGATCGCGTACAAGGTCGAGCTGGCAACTGATGGGGGCACGTATCAGGAGGTTTTGAACGAGGCCGTGTGCGGCAAGACCACCAGCCTGTACGAGCGCACCCGCCGTATCAATCTGCCGCGCGCAACAACCGGGTGGCTGCTGCGCATCACTCGACTGACTGCAAACCAGAACAACAATAAAATCTCGGACACCATGCAGATTGCCGGCTTCACCGAGGTGATCGACGCGAAGATTCGATACCCGAACACCGCGTTGCTTTACATCGAGTTTTCTGCCGAACAGTTTCGCAGCATCCCTGCTGTGACCGTCGAGTGCGATGGCCGGAAGTGGCAGGTACCGAGCAATTACGATCCTCGGACCCGCACCTATTCGGGTATTTGGGACGGCACCTTTAAAGAGGCGTGGACCGACAACCCGGTCTGGCACACCTATGGCATCACCACGAACGACCGCTTCGGCCTGGGCCGGCGCATCAAGCCGTGGATGGTGGACAAGTGGGAGCTTTACCGCATCTCGCAGTATTGCGACCAGCTGGTGATGGACGGGAAGGGCGGCCAAGAGCCGCGCTTTCTCTGCAACCTGAACCTGCAGAGCAAGGCTGATGCCTGGTCACTGCTGCGCGACATCTCGGCGATCTACCGGGGCATGACCTACTGGGCACAGGGCCAGGTCTTCACCCTGTCGGATATGCCGCGCGCCACTGACTTCGACTTCGCCTACACGCGGGCTAACGTCATTGATGGCAGGTTTACGTATTCGAGCTCTTCGGAGCGCACACGCTACAGCCGGGCGTTGATCAGCTACGACAACCCGGCGAACAACTACGACACCGACGTCACCGCCGTTACGGATGCGAAGTTGCAGCGCCGGTATGGCGACAACCCACTTGAGGTCAGCGCAATAGGGTGCACGCGCGAGTCTGAGGCGCAGCGGCGCGGCAAGTGGGCATTGCTCACAAACTCCAAGGACCGGGCTATTACGTTCAAAGTCGGTCTGGACGGACGTATCCCGCTGCCTGGCTACGTGATCCCGATCGCGGACGAACTGCTCGCAGGCCGGCCGGTGGGTGGGCGCATCTCTGCGGTGCACGGGAAGGTCATCACCTTGAATCGTGATACCCAGGCCAAGCTCGGCGATCGTCTGATCCTCAACCTGCCAGATGGTAAGTGTGAAGGGCGCACCGTTGAGCTTGTGAGCGGCCGGCAGGTCACCGTCACGGTGGCTTACTCCGTGGTGCCCGAGCCGGAATTGGTGTGGGCGCTGGATGCTGATGACCTGGCCATCCCGCTTTATCGAGTAGTGAGTGTTGCTCAGCCAGAGCCTGGCGTTTTCGAAATCTCGGCAGTTCAGTACGACCCGAGCAAGTTCGATCACATCGACACTGGCGCGAGCTTGGAGGAGCGGCCAATCAGCGTTGTACCGACCACCGTGGTGCCGGCGCCGTCGAGTGTCGACATCACGTCGAACTACTCGGTGGACCAGGGCCTGGCGGTCAATACCATGAACGTCTCCTGGCCTGCTGTGACCGGTGCCGTCGCGTATGACGTGGAGTGGCGCAAGGACAACGGAAACTGGATCAAGCTGCAGCGGACTGGATCGACCAGCGTAGACGTCACTGGCATTTACTCGGGCGCTTACCTGGCCCGTGTCCGCTCGGTGAGCGCCTTCGAGATCTCCTCGATCTGGAAGAGCTCCAACCTGACCAACTTGGAAGGCAAAACGGGCCTGCCGCCGGCGGTGGCGTTCCTGTCCACCACCAGCGAACTGTTCGGCATCGGAATTCGGTGGGGCTTCCCACCAGGTGCCGAGGACACCCAGCGCACCGAACTGTGGTATGGCCAGGCCAATGATCTGTCGGTGGCCACCAAGCTGGCCGACTTAGCGCACCCGCAAAGCAACTACAGCATGCAGGCGCTTTCTGCCGGCGCTCAGTTCTTCTTCTGGGCGCGCTTGGTGGACCGCACCGGCAATGTGGGTCCGTTCTATCCCGTCGGCAATGGCGTGATGGGGATGGCCAGTGCCGACGCGGCGCCGGTGCTGGAGTTGATCGCCGGGCAGATCGGCCGCACTGAGCTGGGCGACGACATCAACGATGAGCTCGACAAGATCCCAGGCTTGCAGGCGCAGATCGATGCGCTCGACGGGCTGTCGGCTTATGACCCCGATTCGGTGTACCTCGAGGGTGACCTGGTGGTGGTCGGCAAGCGGATCTATCAGGCCACCAAGCTGGTGCCGGTCGATACCTCGCCGCCGAACGTCGACTACTGGGCGGACGTTGGCCAGGTGCTGGTCACGGCCAATGGCCTGGCACGCCAGGTGGAGACCAACACCACCAGCATCACTGAGCTGGGTGGCGTGGTGACTGCCCAAGCGTCGAGCCTTCAGGCGCTGCAGGCGTCCTATCGAGATGACAACGGGGAGGGCGATCTTGCCGATGCACTCCAGGGCTACAACGCTTCGGCGAGTTTCGCGCAGGAAGTGAAGACGCGCGCTTCGCAGAACGAGGCCATGGTGCAGCGGCAGGCCGAACTCAGCGCAAAGGTGGGAGACGTCAGCGGCTCAGTGAGCGAGCTCGAGAGCGTTGTTGTGAGCGATCGACAGGCGACAGCCCAGGCCATCCAGCGGATCGGCGTCAAGATCGAGGATAACTCTGCGGATATCCAAACGGTAAGCCGGGCCCAGGCCGACACCGACGGCAAGTTTTCCACGATGTACTCGGTGAAGATGCAGGTCAATGCCGACGGCCAGTTGGTGGCGGCTGGTTTTGGTCTGGGTATCGAGCAGGACGAAGAAGGAGTGCTTCGAAGCCAGTTCCTGGTGAGTGCGGATCGATTCGCCATTGTCAGCACCCTGGCTGGCGGCCAGGTCTTCACACCTTTCACCGTGCAGGGCGGGCAGGTGTTTATGCGCTCGGCGTTCATCCAGGACGCTTCGATTGGCGTGGCAAAGCTGACCCAGAGTATCCAGTCGGCCAACTACGTCCCGGGGAAAACCGGGCTGATGATCAATTTCGTCACCGGTGAGTTTGAGTTAAACAGCACCGTCGGTGTTGGTGGGCGCCAAACCATCAATAACCGCGGCGGCAAAGTCTTCGACGAGAACGATGCCAAGCGCTTCCAGTGGGGAGATCTTGCCGCATGAGCTATGGGATAAGAGTATGGGGGCCAACCGGCAATCTTGAACTGGATGAGAACTCGTTCACGGTAAGAGTTGTGTATTCAGGGCTTGTCAGTAGAGGAGTACCTAATAACTCAGGGCCCAGGAATACCTACATAAGTATTCCCGGAGTCAGCCCATCAACACACTCTGCTGTATGCCTTCCAATCGGCGCATACCCCCAAGATCCAAATGCGCAAAATGCCTATGCGGTTCAGTTTGAGCCGCAAGTTGTCGAGGGTGGGGTTTATGTTTGGTTTGGCAATCGATCCCACTCTACTGCGGTGATTGGCCTGGGAACACAAAGGCTCTTGGTTATGAAGGATAGATAGATGTCTTATGGTCTTGAATTTACCAACAACAATAACGTGGTCACTTTAGATTCGGAGTTTTCAAGGTTAGTCGTTTTGCAGTCCGGTAGGTATGCAGGCGGCGCCGGCTTCTCCCCCGCGGTTACCACGCAGGAGCCGCCCCTGGTATTTGTCAGGCCGGATGCAAGTACCACGTTTCAATATGCAACCATTAGTGGCGGCCCTGGCAACTGGACGGGGTTTTCTTTTATTGGGGGCGGTGGAGGAAAATTCTTCTGTGCCGCGTTCCAATCAAGAGAGGTTGCAACTTATGGATTTCGCATTTGGGATGGGAGCTCCAAACTTCTATTCGATGGTGGGACGCCTTGTGCACAGTTCACGCGAACGATAACAAACTGGACTTACATAGGTTCATCTACTGTTGGTCAGGGTCAAAGAAGGAGTAACTGGACGGCTTACTCGCCTCTTGATACTGGAGACTACATGTTGATAAATACGATTGGCATGGACGTTGGAAGCTCTAGTACAACATACGCAAAGCTATACTGTACCTGGGAGTACGAAAATAACAGAGTTGTACCTTTCATCGTAGGGGTAAGTAACTCTTTATCTTTCTATATCCCAATTGTGTTCGCTAAGCCCATCTCTTAGGACAAACAAATGACATGGTATAAAACGGGCACGGTTTCCGTAACCCAAGGCTCTAATGCCGTTATTGGTATGGGAACCTCTTTCATTGCAAACTCGCGAGTGGGTGATGCGTTCCGCGGGCCTGATGGCGGATGGTACGAAGTCACCAACATTGCCAGCAACACTGCGCTGTCGATTTCACCGCCCTATGGCGACCCGTCGGCGTACGCACTCGCCCCTTTGCAGGGCTATGTCAAAGACTCGGCCGATGCACTGCGCGCTGCAACCAGTGTGATTGCCAGCGGCGTGGCGGACATGCAAGAGCAAGTCACGGCCGCAACCGAAGCTGCTGCGACCGCGGTTCAGGCTGAAGCCGTGGCTGTGGCCAAGGCGGATATCGCAACTGCTGCCGCTGACCTGTCGACCCAGAATAAGGAGTCGACCTCGCAGGATGCGACGTCAGCTGGCCAAGCGGCTCTGCGCGCCGAGGCGGCAAGGGATGCCGTCGTTGGTTCTGAGGAGGCGGCAGCGGCGTCGGCTCAGGCAGCTGCGGAGTCTGCGGAAGAAGCCGAAATTGTCACCCGGGGTAAGGCGGCCAGCGGCGCGAACAGCGATATCACGTCGCTCTCCGGGCTCACTACGGCGCTGAGCGTGGAGCAGGGCGGTACGGGTTCGACAACGGGTGTTCCGACCCTGGTGGGGGCTACGGCTTCGACTGCCGGGGCAAAAGGTCTGGTGCCGGCTCCGGTCGCGGGTGACCAAGATAAATTCCTGGCGGCGAACGGAGCCTGGAAATCAGTCGCGGGCGGCTCCGGGCAGCCGGTCGGCGGCCTGGTCATCTGGGATATATCCGAGGCGACATTGCCAGCTGGATACATCCCGCGTAGCGGCCAGCTCGTAACGCGCGCCATGTGGCCCCAACTGTGGGCTCTGGTATCGGCTACCGCCCTGACCGATGCTAACTGGATCGCAAACCCACTCAGCCGGGGTAAGTTTTCCAGCGGTGACGGGTCGACCACGTTTCGTATGCCGGACCTCAACGGCAAGTACTCGGATGGTCTGACCCCGGCTGCCTTCTTGCGGGGCTACGGATTGAACTCGGCAGGTACGCCAGGGTTGATGCAGGTGGATACGCTGCAGGGTACGGCGCCCGGCATCGCGACCGGATCATTTAAGCTCGCGGGATATGCCAGTTATCCCACGCCAGCGGGGTCCAATGCGTCGCGCCGAGGCGCCTACTTTGTAAACCCTACGGACGTTGACCCGTCTAACGTGACAGCTACTCAGGTAGCGGATGGAACCAACGGAACCCCTCGCATCGGCCTAGAGACCCGCCCTTTCAGTTCATCGGTTATCTGGTGCTGCATTGGCGGGACAACGGCGGTCAACCCGGGCACGGTCGACGTCACCGCTACTGCGGCCCAGGTCGCAGCCCAGGCCTCCCGGATTCAGAACCTTGAAGCCAAGAACAACCTCGTTCGGGTCTACGAAAGTCCGCAAACTGCATGGGTCAACGGTGGCGTCAACGCTTTTACACATGGCGTAACAGGCACTATTCGGCACGTTGATGTCATTATGGTCTGCGTAAATGCTGAGTTTGTGTACGCGGTAGGTGATCAGGTCAGGCCAATGGATTACGCCCCTTACTCCACCACAGCTTATGGCCACATGCTTAGCTGGAGTGCTACGCAAATTGGAGTGCTGACAGCAGTCGGAGGCCTTCTAACCCTGACGGTGAATGGTGGGCAAGGTGGGATAATGACCCCAGCAAACTGGCGAATGATAGTAAGGGTGTACCAATGAAATTTTATATCGACGAGAACGGCAAGTACCTTGGCGGGTGGGATGACAATCCCCCCGACGGGGCTATAGAGGTAGACGGACCACCGCCAATCAATGCAGACCAGGCATGGCTGTTTCCGGGCTGGGGCCCCAGCTTATTTGAGCTGCGCAAGATCGAAGACGAATGGCGCGCCATCGAGATGCCCCTTGCCCGCGAAAACGTTACCGCTATTGAATTCGGTGACGACTCAATTCCCGGGACCGCAGCACAGTGGAAGGCCTACTGGCTCGCACTGCGAGCTTGGACCGAAGGCGCCGAGGGCTACCCGGACGCAACCCAACGGCCAGTCCAGCCAACCTGATACACCGTCACCCGCCATCGAGCGGGTTTATTTTTGCCTGAGGAAACACCATGCCGATCACCCAGCAGCAGTTGCTGCAGATCCTTCCCCAAGCCCGCCAAGTTGCGGGCTTTTTTGTGCCCGCACTGAATGCGGCGATGGCGCGCTTCAAGATCAACTCCCCGGTGCGCATGTCGGCCTTCATCGCCCAGGTCGGGCATGAGTCCGGCCAGATGACCCGGATGGTCGAGAACCTGAACTACAGCGCGGATCAACTCCAGGCCGTCTGGCCGAATCGCTTCGACGCCGCCCTGGCAGCGCAGGTTGCACGCAAGCCGGAGCAGATTGCGAACATCGCGTACGGCGGCCGAATGGGTAACAAGTTGCCAGGCGACGGGTGGAAGTATCGAGGCCGTGGCCTTATCCAGTTGACCGGTGCGAACAACTACCGCGGCGCCGGCGTCGCCCTGGGTCTGGACCTGGTGAATCACCCTGAGCTGGTGGAGCAGCCCGAGACTGCCGCCCTGGTCGCCGGATGGTTCTGGCAGTCGAACGGCCTCAATGAACTGGCCGACTCCGGGCAGTTCGCCAAGATCACCCGAACCATCAACGGCGGCTTGATTGGCCAGGCGGAACGCGTGGCGCTGCGCGACTTGGCCGCGAAGGTGCTGGTGTGAGTGGCGCAATCTGGCGCCTGTGCGGCGTGGTTCTCGTCGTCCTGTTGCTGATGGCAGGCAGCGGGGCGGCCGCCTGGAAGTGGCAGGCCAACAGCTACGAGCGCCAGTTGGCCACCCAGGCCGAGGTGCATCAGCGTGAGCGTGAGCAGGCGGCGGTGGCGGTGATCGAGTGGCAAGAACGCCAGCAGGTTGAGCGCCGAGCGCTGGAAACCCGCCTGCAGGTGAATGACGAAACCCATTACAAGGAGCTGCGTGATGCTCAAACCAATCAGGCTCGCCTGCGTGACCGGCTTGCTACTGCTGATGTGCGGCTGTCAGTCCTACTCGCCGCCGCCCCGAGTAGTAGCGGTGGGCTGCCAGCCGGCCCCTGTACCGGCAGCGTGGTTCATGGAGCCGCGCGCGGTGAACTTGACCCAGCGGCTGCTCAACGAATTGTCGCCATCGCCGGCGACGGTGACCAAGGACTGATCGCTCTGGCGGCGTGTCAGGCATACGCGAGGGAAATCGCAGTCGCACAGTAA